GCACTAAAAGGTGAAGAAAAATCAATATCATCAAGTGTTTCAAATGTTTGACCCGCTCCAGCAACTTGAGTACCTACTTTTATTATTGGTGCATATCTTATATCAAATGTATCACCAAATACTGGTACAGTTACTGAAAAATCGACTAAAGTCACTGAGGCTCTTTTACCTGGAATATTCAAACCTAAAGTTCTAGCTATATTCATAACCGACCTTCTCTCTTGTGCGTAATCAATTTGGGTTTCCGTAAACATTCTATCTGTATGAAAAGATAACATATCAGCAACTGCCGCATTAAGGTCTAATAACATCATACCAACTGATGCGTCATTAAAATCTTGGAATAGTTCTGGGTAAAAATGTTGTACGAATGTTGTTAATTCAGTTCTTACATCAGCAAAATTTCTAGCGAAATAATTTATTTTTTTCTCTGCCATGGTTTTATAATTCTAAGGTGACAAAATCGGTTGATTGAAAAGCCCCTGTAGTAACACTATAACCTATTTTAACAACCACAGCATGTTTATTATCTGTAGATGGTGTTGTAGTTAACTCTGTTACCGTTAAATTTGGGATAAACTTTCTAATAGCCTCATTTATTTCATTTTTTATACCTTCATATGAAGGTTCATCATTTTGTTCAAAAAGATATTGTCTTAAATTAGCACCAAAATCTGGCATATATAACCTCTCACCCTTGTTTGTTAATAATAAATGGACTAAATCAGATTTTATTGCCTGTTTAGATTCATTATTCATCTTTAAGAACTTACCATCTGGATCGTCTTTAAAGGGGAATTGGATGTTTATGAATTTTTGTTGTGCCATTGTGCAGTATTTTATCTATAAATATTCGATAAAGAAATTTACCACCAAAAAATAAAATCTAAAGTGTAAAGTTTATAGCATAAAAAAACCCTCCATTAGGAGGGTTCTTAATTAACCACATTTAGAGTACCCACAATCCTTACATTTATAACATCCTTCTTGCATTATCATACCATCTGGAGAGTCACAAGATTCACAAGCGTGCGATGAAAAATCTTCATCTTTCAAATACTTCTTAAGTGTTCTTGCGATAGCTTTAGAAAATGATACAATAGTACCTTCAGATTTCATAAGTTGTTCGTAAATAAAGTTGATATCCGCTCCATGACGTAGTGATGTTGAAATCATACGTGTTAAAGCTTCTTGTTCATCAGATTCAAAAAGTTCTTTTAAATCTTCAAGAGTAAACCCATCAAGTTCTAAATCGTATTTACCTTTTCTAATCTTAGATAGTTTACCGTGTTTAAATTTTTCAGAAAGATTAATATTTTTCTTTTTAAAAGCAAAAATCTCATAAGGGTCTTCACCTAATAGACCAACTAATACAATCCATTTATCACCAGAAACTGTTAAGTGATGTATATCACAACTTAATGTTTTAGGTCTTTTTGGTGCGGTAGTTTTAGGGACTTTAGTATCATCTGAAGATGTGTTATCTGAAGAAGATTTCTCAGATAAAACAACAGTCATTGTACCAGCTCTATATGTCGTACCACCTTTAACTACACCAGTATTATATAAATCAGTATAAAGTCTTTTAAAATCTTCATACGGGTATTCATTTGGTAGATTAACTGTTTTTGACATAGCTGAGTCAATATATTTTGCCATAATAGCCATTGTCTTAACATGTTCATCAATTGAGAGTTCAGTTGTCGTTGCTGCCCAAGGTGCTTTAGAATCCCACTCATTCTTTCCTTCTAGGAAACGAACTGCGTAATCCTTAACCCAAGATTCTCTTAATAAACCTCTAGATTTATCTACTTTCCAAACATAACCACCAAAATCAGTTGTTAAAAGGTTTTCATCACCTTCTTTAATCCATTTCCAAACTGTTGTAGAATCGTATGTTTTATTTTCCCAATCAATATTTTTTGGTTTATCTAACCCTTCTGGTGTGTAAGGCATAATAGTTGTTCTAACATACTGAGGCATAAATAACGGTTCCAAACCACCACTAACATTGTTAGCAAATACTGAAGAGTTACCTGTTGGTTGAATCGACAATAAGTGTGAGTTACGAATACCATATTTTTTAATCATCTCAATTGTTTCTTCAGAAAGAGAATCTTTAATAAATTTAGAATTCAAATACTTTTCTTCATCATATAACGGGAATACTCCTTTTTCAGATGCTATAATTGCTGAAGATTGGTAAGCCTTATTTGCTAAAAAATCCATTAATTTATTAGTTAAATTAAGAGCTTCATCAGAACCATAACGTACTTTTAACATCATAAGTGCTGAACCATATCCTAAGAAACCTAAACCAATTCTTCTTTTATTTTTTAACCCTTCTTTTTGTGTAGGTAATGGAACATAAGTTTTATCGTTTACATTATCCATTAAACGAATTGCGATTGGTATTAATTTACCTAATTTATCGTAATCCCAATCCTTACTATCAAAATCAACAAATTGTGTTAAGTTAATAGAACCTAATAAACAAACTCCACCAATTGGTAGGATTTGTTCACCACAAGGATTAGTTGCGTTAATATATTCACAATAATAAAGATTATTCAACTTATTCATTGTATCAGAAAATAAAACTCCTGGTTCATTTCTGTTGTAGGTCGATGTCATAATAATATCCCAAAGTTGGTTTGCGTTCTCATAGGTTTTATATACAACCGTACCATGTCCAAGTGCTTTCCACTTTTTCATATTACCATCCCAATCTTTTTTATACTCATTAGAATATTTTTCATAATCAGGAAACTCTAAACTCCATGGTTGGTTATTTTTAACCGCTTCCATAAAATCATCAGTAATTAAAACTGACATATTAAATTTAGTTAAACGACCTGGTGTTTGTTTTGCCATGATATATTCTTCAACATCAGGATGCCAAACAGACATTGTTACCATTTGTGCACCTTTACGTATTTTAACTTTAGCTTTTTTCTTTTTGGTTTTACTACCACTACCTTCTGTTATTACAGCTGATTGTGTATCCCACATATCTAACATTCTCACAGAACCTGGGGACTCATTTCCTATACCACCAATAAAAGAACCTCTTGGTCTCATTACATCGGCACAAAAACCATAACCACCTTCCGATTTAAGGATAAGGGCCTGTCTTCTAAGTGCGTCAAGAATTCCTTCCATAGAATCTTGGTCTTCACCCATAAAGCCATCTACAAAACAGTTTATATAGGTTGTACCCTTTAATCCAGTACCAGCGTTAGATGTAATTCTACCACCAGGTACAAATTTAAAGTTTTCAAGTGCCCATAAAAATTCTTGTGTCCAATGTTCAGGATCTTTTTCGATAGACGCTAAATCCTTAGCCACACGAAGTTGTGTTTTGTTAATATCTTCCTCACCATATTTGTATGTTTGTTCGTAAATTTCTTTACTGAAGTCATCAACAAATTCTGTATTTATTTTGTAATTTACGTCCATAATTTGATTATTGTCCATTTTTAAATTTTTTTAAATAAATTATCCCCATAACTTTCATTACAGGGATAATGATTAATTTTTTTCTTCTACTTTTTGTTTTTGTAAATCTTTTGCTCTTTGTATTCTACTACGAGTGGCTGACTCCTTCTTTTCTTCTTGACCTTTTTCATAACCCAAGAATGTTTGAGAAGTTTCAGTATCTATATAAACTTTACCGTTATCAAACGTACAGTCTTCGAATACAACACCATCACGTCCAAAACGTGATTTTAAAACAGCTATTGTGGCTCTTCCAGATTCCTTTTGGGGAAGTGTTCTAGCAACCGACATAATAAAATGTCCTATTTGGGCTTTCTTAATTGACCCACCCATTTGGTCACCTGTTACAACATCTGAACTAATTGAACTTCTATTTCCTTGAACGGCTGTCCATCCAACTAAACCAAACTCACTTAACATAGATTCAAACGCTCTCATAACTCCACCTTCACCAGACCACTCATCACTGTATTGTTTTACAGATTCGACACAATCTATATAGTCTAAAAGAACTATATCTGGTTTAAATCCAGTTGAGATTTCATGTCTAATGAATGATTTAATTGTGTGCATTGTTACACCTTCAGATGTAAACTTTTTAATTTTAAGGTCATTAGGTTTGTTTGAAGTAACTTCCTTGTGTTTCAATAAAACTTCTTCTTTTCTGTCAGCTAAATCATTTAAATCAATTCCAGACCAACAAGCCAAATGTTTTCTTTTAATAACATCTGGCATATCTTCGAAAACAATTTGTAAAACATTATATCCAGCATTATATGCTGAATTAGCCATTTTGGTTAGTATTGTTGTTTTACCAACTCCATACGGAGCTAATACAACACCAAGTTCACCTCTAGATAGACCACCATCGGTTAACTGATCGATACCATTTATTCCCGTAGGAATTGGGTGTCTAAAATCTTTCTGTAGTACTGCTTCAATATTTTCAGTAATGGAAGTTCCATCATCTTTTTCACCGCCAACAGCGAGAGCTTCTCTTAATATTTCAGCACATGTTTCATAACTATCAAACTCACCATTGTCAACAATCTTATTGATTTTTTCATTGGCCTTTTTGAGTTCTTGTTGTCTACAAAAATTTAATGCTTTACTCTGAACAAACTCCCAATCGGTTACATTTATATCATGAATTTCTTTCAACATTTCGAAAACATAATCCTGAGATACTTTATCCTTAATCTCCATTTTTAAAACGGTTTCTAAGGTATCCATAGCCGGAATCTTTTCGTACTTTTCGTAATAATCTTTGATTTGGGCAACAATGAGACGGAAATATTCATTATCAAAGTACTTTGCGTGTACTATATCTATAATTCTATCTGCGAATTTTTTGTTTGCTGGATGTAAAATTTGGTTAATTAATTCGGTTTGAAATTTATAACCTAGATAACCTAATGTAACATTTTTACTCATTGTTTTTTTGCCTTGTATATTCATAAATAGCTATTACGATTTTGTTGTGCCATATTCCACAGATAAATTTTCTTCAGATAATGTGTACTGAATACGGTAGATAATACTAGGTATTAACTCACGAATATCAACACTATATCTGACTCTTTGTGGGTATACATTACCAGTAAAACGTTTTGCCGCTATTACCCTTTCGTCGATTCTAATTTCGAAATCAAAAATATCCTCCTTATCATAGATAGGGGTTCTATTAATTTGTTCCTCCGTTTGTTTATCGTACGGGTTAAATTGACCCCATAAGTAATCCACAGCTTTACCT